CGCTAAGAGTGTTCCATTGTTTGGCACGCTTCGTTTACCAGAGCCCGAAGGCGTTATTGACTCTGCCTTTTCCATCTGTTCGGATGGAGGGGACTTCGTCGAGCGTCACTGGGACATCTTCTCGAAGGTGTTCATGGGTTTAGAGCCCACGCTGGAAGAGCACTGCCAGGATATGCGCGGTGTATTAGAGGAGCTTGGCGTAGAGAGAACCCTACCCTACGCCGGGGTGGTTAGCGTTATCCAAGAGCCCGGGTACAAAGGAAGATTTGTCGCGAATCCGTATCGGTCTTTACAGGCCGCTGCGTATCCGCTCTTCCGATGGACAGAGCTAGTCTGCCTGAGGATAACTGGTAATTACCAGTTCGATCAGGAGCTCGGTCGAAGAAGGGCCCAAAGTCTGCTACAGAAGAGTTCCTTTGCATTATCGATTGACCTCGAGGGTGCAACGGATAACTTTCCAAGGTCTCTCGTAGCCTTCACACTGCGGGAGCTCGGGGTGGATGAGCGCTGGGTGCGCTTCTACCTCGAAGTGTGTGCTTTACCCTGGTGGATCCCAAAATCTTGGGTCCACGTATCCGGCCAAGGGGAGGTGGTATGGACGGAGGGCCAGCCTTTGGGTTGGTACCCTGTGTTTAACGCCGCTCTTTCTATAACCTTAGGCGCCCTGGTTCAAGGCGCCTGTTATCAGGTTCGAACATCTGATGACTATCGTGCCGGTGACTGTAGCGTCCAGGTCGGAGATGACCTTGTTGTCTTTGAGGAGACGGCAGGCGATCTGATCATCGGATTGCTATCGGACTTAGGGGTTCCGATAAGTAGCGATAAAACGCTACGTTCAGAAAAAGCATGTGAGTTCTGTAGTCGGCTAATCACTGTGGAGGGAGAATACCCTTCATATAAATGGCGTCAGCCCAGTGACGATAACTTCTTTGATATCGTACGTAGCTTCGGTCGTGAAGGCTATGTCCTCCTGACGCGACGACAGTTGGGTATCGCCAAGGTCTTAGAGACCGTTCCCGAGCCATGGGGACTCGGACTGAATCCCCATGGATTACCAATGCTCGAGAGACTGACGATCTTTTTAGAGACTCTAACTGCGGTCAAAACAGAAGCTCAGCTGATTTCGGCTGGGTTGTACACTCTTAGGAGGCTTATCTCATCCTCCGTGGTGCAGATGAGCTCGTCAGATTTGCTTGCTGACGTTTC